GCGGCGTGGCTTACGAACTCGCCAACATCCTCACGCTCGCCAACGATACAACGTCCTACGGCGTTTCCGGTGGCGCAGTCATCGTCGATTCCGTTTCCGAAAAGACAGGTGCTGGAACATTCAAGTCGATCACCGTTTCCGCAACGCAGTATCCAGAGATCGTCTAAAACCCTGGCTGATGCCGCTGGCTCCCCGGCTAAAGGGAGCCGCCTTTTTATATATGGAACCTAATAAACGATTTTTTCACACAATAAACCTAAAAGCTGCGGTGGCCCTAGCCACGCTAAATTTCAAGATGAATAAACCACCGGTCACTCGACTGGTGCGAACCGACGGCAAGGAGTCCACCGAGTTCTGGTTTGAGGGAGTGAACGACAAGGGCCAAGACGCTTCTCAAGTCTATCGCCAGATGACCAAAGAAGGCGACGAACTCGAAGAAAAAGACCCAGAGAACCCGCTCTGCTACATCCGCGCCGCATTGGCTAACAGGGATGTCCTTGTGGACATCATCCGCAATACGCCGCGACTGATTGAGATCGAACACAACGGCAAACGCATCGCGATCAGCGAAAATGCTTCGGACAAAACCAAGAAGGAAATGACCAGATTTTTGAAATGAGTGTTCTACCCGACTTGATTGCGAGTTTAGAAAAGCAACTTTCTGAAGCCGACTCAGAAGCAAAAGCAACTAGGGTAGAATTTTTAAAGTGGCACAAAGATTCTGAAAAAGAAGTATTTTCAGTTTTTGAAAACCCAACCTCAACCGAGGCAGATAAAATTAATGCGAGACATAAATTTCATCTCGAAGAGATGCAAAAACGCAGGCAAGAACTACAGCCCGCTTTTGAAAAACGAGATAAAATACAACAACAACTTTCAGAAAAATCCGACTGGTTCAGAAAAGGTTATGAGATTTCAGATCCAACAACATCTGATCAAGCACCACCTTCTCAAGAACCTTCTGAAGCACCTACGGTTAAACCGCCTCAAGAACCTTCCGATCAACAAGCCATCGATAAAGAAGCGCAGCGCGATAAAGACAGAGAAACGGAAAAGCGCAAGCGGATAGAAGGAGAAGTAAGCCGCATTACATCACCGTCAGGGAAAAGTGGGGATGATGGGAAATCGGGATCTCCTGGGAAATCCTATATGCTTTCTGGTTCAAACTTAAAGGGGGAAAAAGGAGAAATTGGTGAAAAAGGTAAAGATGTTAAGAAGAAAAAATAATTCAAAATAAAGTAATTTTTATGAAAAAAACAAAACAAAACGAGTTAGAAAAAGACGACGAAATCCTTCGCATTGAAGGGGCAACCGAAAACAAAAGAGAATTGCACAAATGGGAGTTTCGACCGATCACGGCATTGACGGTGTCGTGGATGCAACGTAATGACATTTTTGGAGACAAATTTGATTTGATCTGGAAGAGCGGAGCCTACGCCTTTTTACATTCTGCACCATTTGTAAAGATTCAACCCGTTGTGAATAACAGAGAATTATTCAGCGATGCTGTCGATCTGTGGATATCTGAAAACCTCATTCACCACGAAGAAATTGCAATGATATCGGAAGATATGAATGCGGCGTTCAAGCGATATTCTTCCGCCCTTTTCAAGTCTAGGGCAGGAACAAGTGAAGGCTTAGGATCGGGAAACTAAACAGCCCTAATTGGCTGATCTCTTACGTTTACCGATTAGTAAAGATCACTTCTTGGGGCTATGATTACATACTTGCAGAGCTTCCGTTTTCGGCTGGACTACAGATGATCCAGGCAGATACGTATGCACACGGAAATCCTGCGTCATGGCAAAACGATACAGTCTCAACAGATGTTGACGCTTTCGCCATCATAGAGGCAACCCTCGCAAAATATGGCAAAGTTTAAATTCGAGAGCGTGAAATTCGAGCAGATTATGAAGGACTACGCAGAGATCCGCGAGGTCACGATCCCGGACGCCGTATCGCTCAACGCTCGCCTTCTTTGCGTCGAGTTGGCGAGGCGGACGCAGCCTTTCGGGGATAACAATAAAGCCAGAGAAACTGGCGAGAAAGCTATTACAGGCGATCTCATAGGAAGGAAGCGGCGCGTTGGAATCTTTGGAGCTATTGGAGCCGCGATGAGCGAAGAGGGTGGGTATTCTTGGTATAAAACCGGAGACAACGTCAGGCTTTTTGTAGGCAAAGATGGATTTGCCTACGGCACAGAAAAGATGATGTTTCGACCAGACGCATCGACATCGGAAATGCGAGCATTCCACAAGAAAAATTTCGTAAATGGAAAGATGTCCTCTGCTGGTTCAAAAACGCGAAACATTGGGCGATGGAAGTTCCTTGATAAAATGTTTGTGAGCAAAGAGACGCTTGATGAATACATTCAAAAAGCAATCAAGAAGGTGGGTATTGCAAAAGCAGGGTGGGCAAATTGTGCTCTGCAACTTAAAAAGGTCAACAAGGGCAAGCTGACGGCATCCATACCGCCTTGGGTGATTCGTCATACAGCAGATTTTAAAAACGGAAACACGCAAGACCTAACCTCTGACATCAAAAATCCTCGCGTTGTAATGACAAACACAACGCCGTGGGCGAGTTCCGTTATTCCATCAAGCGAACAAGCTATGGCTGTTGCTGTAGTCGTAACTAAGATGAAGACGCAGATGAACACCATTCTAAAAAAGAGACAAAAAACCCTTGTAGAAACTTAATAAAATGGCCGACGTTACCGTAGAATTTGGAGCAACAGATACAGGACTTGAAAAGACACTCAAGGCCGTTCAAGACGAACTTACCCAGCTAAAAGGCAAGGTGTCGAGCGGCGAGCTTTCGATGACCGAACTCGAAAGCACGATGAAGCGCATAGGGCAAGTGACCTCGATGGAGAAGAACATCAAGGCCATCGGAGACGCATCGTCAGATTCCTCACCAAAAATCAAAAATCTTGGAGACTCTATTGAGTCTACCGGAGACAAAACAAAAAAAATTGGCGGCATTTTTGATGATGAATTTAAACGAATGGGAGCCGCTTTTACGATTGGCAACCTCGCCGCTGAAGGATTTCAAAAAGCTATCTCGCTAGTATTCGATGCCGCTAGAAAAGTTGTCCAAGGATTTTCTGATGCTCTTGATCTTGGCGGAAGGCTTAGCGAATTATCTACGCGAACAGGCGAGGCCGCTGGCACATTGTTGGTTTTAGAAACAGCATTTAAGAATTCTGGACTTGAGGCGTCACAGGTCGGCGTTGTCATAAATAAACTTCAGAACTTCATGCAGGACGCCACCAATGGCGGAGAGAAGCAGACTAAAGTAATGCGCGATCTTGGCATTACTATGGCTGATCTCGCTGGGAAAACACCATCCGAACAAATGGATGTTTTTGCAAAAAAGATTGCTGCAATCGAAGACCCAACACAACGGGCGGCAACAGCGTCCGAGGTCTTCGGAGAAAAACTAGGTGGCAAACTTCTTCCATTGCTTGTCGATTTCTCTGGCAACATCGAAGACGCAAGATCGAAGGTCGGATCACTCGAACAAGTGATGAATGACAATGCAGATACTTTCGATAAATTTTCAGAAAGCATCGAAGCAGTAAAAAGCAAAATGGCGTCTTTTTCTGCTGGAGTTTTGAGCGAAACCGTTCCGGCACTTCAAGACCTTGGTTTTAAAATGGAAGGAGTCGATGCGGCTGGTCTTGGGAAAGTGATAGGCCAAATACTTTCGCCAGCTATTGAAGATTTGGTAAACAACATCAAACTCGCTAACCAAGTTTTTGATCTATTTCAAAGTTCAGCATCAACAATTGGAGAATCACTAAATGATCACTCAGACGAATTCAAAAAAGCGGCCACCGAGGCAAATAAATATCTTCAAATAATTGCAAAATTATTGCCTGCAGGATTAGACCCTCTCAACCTTGCCCTTAAAGGTATAGCAAACGTAGCGGACGATGCTACGAATGGCATGAATGGCGTTGGTGATGCGGCAAGTGATGCTGCTCCGGTTATAGACGAGGTTGCTGATTCAGCTCAAACCGCAGGAACTGAGATAGCTTCGGCCTTTAGCTTAAATGAAGAATTTAAGCCTCAGTTAGATTCGATAGGCGATGGTTGGAAAAATGTGGGAGATAACATCGGAACAAGCAATTCGCTCCTAGAGGGAACTGGAGATGCTTTTGGTGCTATCGCTGAAAAAACAGAAGATCAAGTTGCTGGAATTGGTGGCGTTAATGAGCAGTTAGGCGTGAGCGAGAAATTACAAAAGCTACTTCTCGATTTAGTTGGCAAGACCGCAGACAAGGAAGCTGCCGCCGCTGATAAAGCCGCTAAAAAAGCCGAAGAACAACGAAAATCAAATGATCTAAAACAAGCGGAACTAAAATTCCAGCTTGAGCTAGCCGAGGCGCAAGCCGCTGGCGACTCGGAGCGTGTAACCGCTTTGCAGGAAGCAAAGAAATATGCAGACGACCTTAAAAAAGCATTGGACGCAGGATTCGATCCAACGCAAGCCGCTTTATTTGCGACCAACATGGCTATCGCCGCAACCAACTCAAAAAACATAAAGCAATACGACAAGGACGGAAATCCGTTGTTTTACAAGGCCGCAGAAATGTCCGCAAAACTAAACGAAAATCTAAAATCTGCAACAGGCTTTGCCGACACGCTTGCAAAAATGAAAGAGATTGAGGCTTTAAATAAAGCGGCGAACTCATCAAAAGCGATGCGCGAGGAACTGAGGGGGATGGACAAATTGCTAGGAACAACTTTTGCACAAAAATCTGAATACGATATTGTAAAATTGTTGAACCTTAAAAATATTGGGACAACTAGCCAAGACCAGATTAGGGGCATCGTTAAATATTTCAACGGAGTAAGAGACCAACTTTCTGCAAATCCAATCGACTCAGCAAAAGGCCAGGAAGAAATCCAAAAAGTCATTAAATTCTTAGGAGGAAATCCACTAACAGCCGATCTCGTTGTGAAATATGAAAAAGCGCAGGCGGAAATAAAAAAGCTTTCTGACGTTCCAGTAAACGTAAAAGCAACCGTGGATAAAAAAGCTTTTGATAATTCAATCGCAAGTTTAAACACGGAAATTAAAAACAATTTTACTGGTGGAGTCGGTGGGGTCGGTGGTGCTGGAGGAAATTCGCAGGGGGGAGCAGGCGGCGATGCAGGCAACGGTGGAGAGGGAGGACTAGGCGGAGACGCCACCGTGCCAACGATGGACGGAATTATGTCCGCAATTAAAGGATTCGTCGAAACAATCAAGGACAAGGTGGTCACGCTTGAAGGCAAACTACCGCAACAAGTTTTAGCATAAAAGTTATGGCACATACATATTACGGCAGCGACGGCTTAATTTTAACAAGCATCTCAAGGCAAAACTTCGACAGCGGACTAAGTCGCGTCGATTGCATTTACAAATGCCGAACGACAAGTGCAAACGATCTTGAGCCGACATTAAAAGCGGGATTTCGCGTCCCAGATCGTCCGGAATTTATCATCCGCGAAAACGCTACGCGCAAGGACGAAACTGACGGATTTACTACGTTCACGACTTCTGGATTTTTTGGTTCTTTGGTGACCGCTCCTGACGCTGACAATCCGATCCCGTCAGTTTTGGGCGCGAATGTCGGGAGTTGCAATTTTACGTCGAGGATCGCAGGGAATTTCCCAGGAGTTGGCTCAGGCACAGCTATGGCGACGGTTTACAGCCTTCAAGTTCTTGGTGACACGTTGACGCGCAAATTTACGATGCGAAAAATAGACTCGGTGACGACTCTTGCTCTTCCGAAGGTAAGTTTAAGCGCAACGATTTTAGTCGGGACGGTTACTAGCGCAAGGGGGACAGGCATTAGGTATTCGGGCGTTGAAATGGAAAATAAATTTTCAAGATCCGAGCAAGACCCAAATAATCCGGTGATCGTTAGCACTTACAAAAGAGGGTCGCTGATCAACGGTTTAATTGGAAATCCGGAAATCATAAGCGTGAACCGCTCCGGCTTTGGCGAATACGACGAGGTCACCGTTACATGGGGGTTGAAATACAACGATTTTACACTTCAGTGGCTAGAAGAACCTGGGCTTGGGTGGCAAAAACTTCCCAACAATCAGGGTGTAACGCGTTCAATTGGACGCCCGATGAGGAGATGATGTAACGGCATGAACGATTTTCCTATTGACTTCCGCGACAAGATTACATCTGGCAAATCGGCGGAGCCGATTTCGGCGGCTGCGCTAATGCAAAACTACGCTTGGGCAAAATTGGTTGCCGACGATTCGTATTTGCAGGACACAACTCTAGCGGGCTTCCCCGCGAAGCGATTGAACCTGCCGCCCATTCCGAGCGGAGGAACGTTCGTTTTGGGCGCGGAAGGCGGCAAACTCACTTGGATCGCGACCGAGGAATGCCCATGATCCTCGGACGCACACCAGAAGGGCTTATCAAGACAAAATCCGACGACCCACTCGGCCTTCGCGCTGTCGAGTGCGCGTGTTGTTCGTGCGGATGTGCAGTTTCTCTCCCGCAATCAATTAAAACCCTTGCTGATAATGCAACCGCAGAATCGTTTTCGTTCAACGGAGTCTTCGCTGAATCAGAAAATTTTGAGCGATCCGGCCCAGATGAATGGTATGCGCTAATTTCATTGGGGTTTGGAACCGAAATATATTACATCAATGGCTGTTTACAATTTTATTACAGTTATGTGCCTCCTGCGCCAGAATCAGGTCTTGGTTTTGCAGAAACTGGAAATCCAGAAGAGTGTGCTTTCCCATTAGGTAGCTCAACTGTTACTGGGAATTTTACTATTAACGCGATAACTGGCTTTGATTACTTCTATTACACTGATGAAGGGCAAATTCCTGTTCCTCCTCCAGTTATTGTTTTTACATGAGGCCCGAAATTCTACAACGCCGCGCCCAAATGCTTGCCCGATTCGGCCACGCCGCGCACCGCTTCGCTCGCGCAGGATTCGCGACCACGCCGCCCGAAGCACTCGCCACCCGCGAAGCAACGTGCCGCGCCTGTCCCGAATGGGACGCCACCGCGCTGAACGCCACGGGCCGCTGCCGCAAGTGCGGCTGCTCGACTTGGGCGAAGTTACGCATGGCAACAGAGCGATGCCCAATAGGCAAATGGGATGCTGTTGACAGAACCACCAACTAAATGGCACGCGATCTTTTTATTGACACAACGAACCGCCGATTGGCGACCAGCTTGACGAGCCTAGCACCGTCTACAACGCAACGATTCGTGAAGGGCGACAACGGCACGATCAATTTGTACTTTCTGGAGGCGACAAACGACATATCTACCCCGTTTAATGTTATCGACTACACCGGAACGGATGTGAAATTCGGCGTAGGAAGCAGGACAGGCGTCCCAGCATCAGGCACGTTTACTCTCTCCTTCGGCGGCCAGACCAGCGGAGCAATCGGATTCAGCGCGACCGCAGGCGCGATATCATCCGCGCTCAACTCACTCTCGACGATAACCGCCGCAGGCAATGTATCCGTTGACGGCACGATGGCAACGAACTTCGTTGTCTCGTTCAACTCGGCAGGCACGCAGGGCGCGATCACTGGCAATTTTACTCGGCTCATTCCAACCACAACCGCGCTCATCGACGAGCGGCTTGTCGGAGACGCGACCAACGCCGAAATTCAAGAGCTTCAACTCCGTCTCGCTCCCGCAGTCTACGAGCCGACATGGACGGATCTTGGCACGGCTTTGACCGTCAGCGTTGCCACCACTCTTACCGGATCGACGCTTCAAAATGAAGTGCAACGCGTCTCATTTTCTCGACCTCCATACCAAGGAAATTTTGTTGTCACTGTGCCGACCTACAACGTGGACATCGCCAGCACGGTGACGAATGGCGTTTTCATAACCCCCAACAATCACGGGCTTGCGTTGCAGCAGGTCGTTACATTAACGGGATTCACGGCACTGACCGGATACACGCAAGGCGAAGTTTATTTCGTAACTGCAATCCCAAGCCAGACGCAGTTCATTCTTGGTTCGTCAACGATCACCACGGGCATAACAAGCGGTTCGGCAACTGTAACAGCGGGAAGCATTGCATCAACGCTCTTGGCGCAAAGTGGGCCGCTACCTGCCTCAATAAGCGAGGGCGAATTTGAACTTGCATTGCAGTCACTTAATTCTATTGGCGCGAACAACGTGACGGTCAGCGGCATTCAAGGCAAATATTTCGACCTCACATTTGGCGGCGAAAAAGGCTTCACCGACTTGCCAACTTTGGAGGTGCAAAGCGGCTTGACCGCAGCACCAGGGAAGACAGCCGCCGTGGATTTCAATACGTTCGGCGTTCGCGATCTGCTTTTAAACGCAACCTCGGTAACGACCGAGATTGAGGTTGAACTTACGACCGCAGGCGAGCGGAGCACAATCATCCTCCAATCATGCACGCTCACCGAAGAACTCATTTCGCAAGGCGGATTGAGCTAAAATGAACGGACACACTTTCCATACTTTTATAGGCACGGGCGCACCAGCAATGGCACTTCTTATCTCGTTCTCCGAGGTTGAGGCATGGCTCCGAATTGCTTCTCTCCTGATCGGAATTTGCATCGGTGCGGTCTCGTTATACAAAATGTTGAAATCTAAAAAACCATGAAAATACTATCTACAATCGTTGACTCACTTTCGCAGAACTCGACCTGGAGAGGGCTGATTTTAATCGCAACAGCGGCAGGCGTAAATCTATCGCCAGAGTTGCAGACGCAGATCATTGCTGCAGGGCTGGGCTTAGTCGGTTTAATAAACGTGATACGAAAAGGAAAATGAACGCTCGAAAAATCGCACTCTGGATGGTCTTGATTTCATTCGCGTTCCTCGGCATGGCGTTCTTGACTTCATGCGCTGGGTTTCAAAATCCTTCGTTATGCGTCAAGACTGATTACGGAACTCTCTGTTACGAATTACCGGACATCGAAGGCCTAAAAAAATGACCTTCGACGAGCGAAGCGAGATCAACTTAGCAACGCTCCACCCCGCGATGCAAAAGGCCGCACGTGCCTTCCTAGGCGTCGCAAAAGTCATTTGCGCGAAGGTTGGTTGCGACGTTAAGATCATCAGCGGCACTCGCAGTTACATGGAGCAAGATGCGATCTATGCTAAAGGCCGCACGATCCCAAATACATCGATTACAACACGAGCCAAGGCTGGATTTTCGCTCCATAATTTCGGGATTTCAGCGGATATCGGCATCTTTCGCGGCAAGGAATATTGCGGCGAACATCCGCTCTACCACGAGCTAGGCACGCTCGGAAAATCGCTCGGCATGGAATGGGGCGGCGATTGGAAGTTCGTTGACGAACCGCACTATCAACTGCGTCCAGCATGGGCGAAAGGAATGACCGAGCGAGATATGCTCGCCAATTTACGCAACCGAGTATCCAAAAAAATCGACATCCTTGCTTGAAAAAAAAGAAACAACCGACGGTTGAATCGGAGCGAACGGAAGCACTCGCGGAAGCGAAGCGCATCCTGTCGGAGCATTACGACTGCGGATTCACCATCGTCTCTTGGGAGCAAGGAGGCGAGACCATGCACGGAGAGTTTGTATTCGGTAACAAATACGCCGTCGAAGGACTCGCAGGCGACTCGTTCAGCATTTTATTTCCAGACGCAGAAGAAGAAGAGGAGGACGAAGACGCATGAAAATGATACTTGAGTTTGACGAGACCGAACGATACGAGCACGAGGTGGCCTGTAAAGGGCTTGATATTTTAATCCTGCTTGATGACATAGATCAAGAGCTTCGATCCGCTTTAAAGCACGAGAGCGGCGAATTTGCAAAGCTCGACGTGGACACAATGGAGGCCGTTCGCGCTTGGATTTGGGAAGAGAGAACAAAGCGCAACATCCCAGAACTTACATGAAAGGTTGGAAAAAATGGATGGCCGTCGGATGTTCTCATGGCGATCAAATCGACCCTGATGCACGCAATGCCGTCCTTGTGTTTAAGCAACGCTGGAAACCAGACACGACCATCATGCTTGGCGACTTTTTGGATCTCGCCGCGTTTCGCTCCGGTGCTATTTCAGATCCGAACTCAAGCGACCGAGCAGCGAGCATCTCGGATGATCTTTCTGCCGGTATTGATTTTCTGCACGAACTCAGACCGCAACATATTTTATACGGAAATCACGAAGCTAGGCTTTACAGGCTGGCATCGTCGCCTAATGCGCTTGCGGCTCACGCCGCTACGCTCACGATCCAAGCTATCGAAAAGACCGCGAAGGAACTCAAAGCGAAATTGTATCCGTATCACATTCGGAGCTACTACGAGCTAGGCGGAACGAAGTTCGTTCACGGGTATATGTATAACGTGCAAGCGATCCGCGACCATGCAGAGACATACGGCCAATGCGTCATGGCGCATTTACATCGAGTCGGATGGGAACGCGCTCGCACGCTCGACGGCGCGAGTGGCTACTGCGTAGGAATGCTAGCGCGTTTCGATATGGAATACGCGAGCACGCGCAGGGCAACATTCGCTTGGTCGCAGGGCTTCGCGTATGGCTATTACAAGGACGATTCGATCACGGTCAATTTATGCGAAAGAAAAATCAATCATCCGTGGCTGTTGCCAATGTAAGTAAAGCCTGGTCGGCTTTCTACGATGCAACAAAAGTTGAAAGCGAGAAAGAGCTTGAGGAACAAGGATGGAAGACCATTCGCACTATTGCATCCGAATCAAAACTTACAATTGCATCGGTGAATTGCCGGGTTCAAACAGCAGTCGGGAAGGGAACACTTGAAGCAAAAAAAGCAACTATACAGACCAATCAAGGCGTTCGCGAGGTGAAATTATACCGACCGATCTCAAAATAAATAAGGCCGCAGATGCGCTCCAGCATTGGTTGAGCGCATTTGTAAAGACTTTTCCACAGATTTATTTTCGCACTTCGCGATTTTTTTCTTTTCATCCGAACAGGGATTAATGATTGTTTGCTCATCGAACGAGACGAACTCGCCGATACAAACCAAAAACACAAAACCAAAAATGAAAATCG